CTCTGCGATACACTATTGTTTTCCATGTCATTAACCCGTTTAACTACAGGTTTTTTAGATTGGTTAGCTAATAGCAGAGCAACCGCTGGCAGGCTACTAGAACAAGTGGCGACCAGTAGATTCAGTAGGAATCTAGAACGGTATTTCCCGGAAAGGCGTGAAGTCATGTTAGCACTTACTTCTGTTGGGGCTTTGGCAACTATAGCTCGGTATTTTCCTACCTTGAGCGTTGCTTCCCGACATTTGTGGATGCTTTACAGGCTCTATTCTTCTACGGATGAACCTGATCTTATGGGATTTGGACACCCAGTTCAGGTTGGAGTCATTGATGATCAAGATGAAATTTTAGAGAACATCAATGAAATAAACTTAGGCGGTGATAACGTTTCATACTTTCCGCGTTTATTGTGGCTCCTGAAGATTAAATTCTTCGGGCGTCGTAGGGACTCCCCTACTTTCTCCCTAATGCGCTCTTTTGCGTATTCGTATGTGGCTACTTGGGATGTTTTACCACCCATATTTGCCGAGGCTGTTTTAAATTCAATCGTACTCGCTTTTAGAGTTGATTCGATTGAAAGCCGATCTCTGTCTAGGCTTAGGGATGAGCTTATGGGCACTGTTGTTGAAGGAGATCAGATCAGGTTTAGGCCTGATTCGTTCTTCAGATACTTGTTCCCACGGAGAACATACATAGCTAGTGATGTCTGAGGAGGCTTGTTTTCGGCACCCAGGATATGCGTTGCACTTTCTGGGCCTGTTGTGCTGGATTCAGGCTCGACGAAGCATCACATTTTTTGTTCGAAGATGTTACCTGGTTGCAATTTTCCAGTTAAATTCGAACGCAGTGTAAGGTCAGACGCTTTTGGTTTGGCCAACCGTTTCCTCAAATTCCGAGATTGCGTCACTCAGCGCCATCTTCGGCCGAGACTAGTTAGAGCTAAAAGGAGATTTAAAAGGTTGCTTGGCCCATATCGTTTGGAGCCACTTACAGTACATGAGTTTTTGAGTAATTACTCAGGCGTTAAATTAGCGCGTTATACTCGGGCTGCTGAGGACTATGTTCTCAATGGCTATAATGGTCGTGTCACATCTTTTATGAAAGATGAAACTTTTAATTATTCTGTTAAAGGTGATCTTACCGTGCCTAGAATGGTGTTCTTCCGCAATTATACTTATGCTGGAGAGCTAGGACGGTTCATGAAAGTTGCCGAAAAATATATTTTTGGTAGAGGATCCATTTCACGCATGTGCAAGAGTCGCACATCACCTTTTGCTAAAGGTAGGAATATGTTTGAACGAGCTTCTTCCATTAAGGCTAAGTTTTCCAGCTTCACCGCTCCACATGTTTACATGTTGGATGCCACTAGTTTCGAAAGTGGTGTTAGCAAATTCCAACTTCTTATGGAATTTGATGTTTACACTACGTTGTTTAAGAATGACCCACATTTACGTGAGCTTTTATTAGTTCAGCTTCATAATGTCGGTTTTAGTACTAATGGCGTGTGGTTTAGCAGGAATAACGGTCGCCTTTCTGGTGATTTCAATACTTCATTGGGCAATAGTGTTTTGTCTTTAATGATGTTTGATGCTTTTGTAGATAATCGTTTCAAATATGACATATTTTTGGATGGTGATGATGTACTCGTGTTCACTAACACCCCTCTTGATGTTGTTGAACTCGCACAGTTCTATCTTGATGTGGGACATGTCATGAAGATTGATGGACCTTATTACGAGTTAAATGCTATAAATTTTTGCCAATCTAAGATCGTTAACGGGCGTATGGTTAGAGACTATCGAAAAGTGCTTAGCACTGTTTTCACTTCTCATCATATGATGAATGCACCCGTGCGACCTAGATACCTTGCTACCATAGCCCCCTGCCTTATGGCAGAGTTCGATCAAGTTCCTTTACTTTCTTACTTTGCTAGTGCC